GTCCATAGCTTCCAAGAATTTATTCAATTTTTGTTCGCCACTCATCTATATCCTCGTCATAATTAAATTCTATAATGTTTATTTCGTTAATAGCACACCATTGTTTTTTGTCTCTGTCTCTAGCCTTGGCCCTGAAAAAAGAAAGTTTATCCTTGAAGAAAAATCCATTAAACTTAAAGTGCTGCTCTCCATGAACTTCTATAATCAAGTTCCTGTTAGGAATAAAAAAATCTGCACGCAAAGTTCCCTTTCTTGTGCCGTTATTCGTTCCTACTAAAGTGACCTCTTCTAAGATTCTATCATAAGGAAAGACCTGTTTCAACAAATCTCTAGCTTTAACATGAAGATTTGATCTGTTATTAGTTTTAGATTGTTTGGCAGAAGGGTTCCAACTGTACTCTCTGCCATCTAATCCAGTTATCTTCACAGCATTTCCTTTATAGACTTCTCTAGAAAGCCGATAAGCTTTGGATTGTCATTTAAGAAGTTGTATACTTTATCTTGTCCTTGAAATTTAAACGCAGCCGTAACAACATCGTCATCGTCTGTATTTAGCTCTGGTTTTATTTCTTTCGCTACATCCTTGCACATATTCATAAACGGAAGACTAAACCAAGATCCGCGAGGATCGATTAACCCTAAGTCGCATGAAAGCATTAGAAGTTCCTGAACCTTGTCAATGCCATGTCCATAGCGAATATAGCTCTGCACCTGTCCTCCCGGTGCCCCAAGAGACGAGCATATGATTTTCCAATTGACGATTTGGCCGATGCGTTCGGTCTTTGCACTGTTCGTCCAAGGTGTTACCGCAGAAACTTTTTCGCCGCCTCCCGCTATCTCCATTCTAGTGTCTGCTTGATATTGAATTTTATTGCCACCGTCTGAAAGCTTGGCTTTACCAAAACCGGCAGTATTGGCTATGTAGTGGGTAATAGCTATGACAAGCCCTTTCTGTCGTGGCAGCAATTGTCCAATCTTTTTTGTAAAGATAGACAAGATCTTGGGTAGACCGGCTCTACCGGGACTAAAATCCCCATCTAATTCTTTTTCTGGCATGAGAGAAGATATAGAATCTATAATGAGGACTGCACCCTCGTAGTCTTTATGGGTCATCATCTCGTAGGCTATTTTCAAAAATGACTCTGCTGATATAGGTTCATTTTCTGGTGCCACGACGGTCATCATGTCAGGATTTAGGTCGGGCACTTCAAAGTTCATACCTTTGAGTCGTCCTTCTACGTCTAGATATATAACTTTTCTCCCTTCTTTTTGGCAGTTTGCCGCTATTTGCATCGCGGTGGTGGTTTTGCCGCTTTTGGGATCGCCCGTGAGTGTTAGCCAACTACCTTCTCTGATGCCGCCCCCCAAAGCTAGATCTATTGCTGGACTAACTGAAATAATTTTGAAATTGCTACGTTGTTTTAATATTTCAGTGCCTGTATGAATTAGCTCAGAGTATTTATCAAAAAGCTGATCAATCGATTTAGAGTTATTTGTTTTTTTCTTTGCCATCTAGCTTCCTCAATTTTGACATTAATGAATTCGGTGCTTTGGATTTTCGCGGTTTGTATTCAAGATCTTTCTGCACTTCAATTACTTTTTTAGGCTTTGCCTTTTCTTTGTCTACTATTGTCTTTGATTTTTTTATTCCCTGCTCAACAAATTTCAAAGTTAAAACAAATTTTTTAGAACTATGCAAAAACCCTAGCGAATAAACATTTTTTCCGCCGGGGCTTTTTAGATAATGTAGAACCGCTTCCTCTCCGTATTTTTTTATTAGCTTAGAAGCTACTCTTACTTGTGTAGTGTAGTATTCATTTTTAGAGTTGTTCCAAAATTTGTATTCAAGACTGCCTTTGTTTTCTTTTTCGGCGTGTCTCATGCATACTAGCTCTGCAATATACTGAGAAGCAGTGCAATCACTACCCGTTGAGATGCTCTTGTACTTTCGGATGTTTGAGTTTTTTTGATTCATTTTTAAAAATCATATTCTTCAAATTTTGATAAGATAGCCCTCTGACAGAGCTTTTTTGTTCAAATTCATTATCTGGCCAAGTATATTTGGCAACGTTAATTTCTTCGCACGATTTATTTAGATGCAAGACAGTCAAAGTTTGGTAGGATTGTGAATGGCCGCCGTCCATTGTCTGCTCTTTAGCCAATCCTCTTAAAACACATATCCCGTCAAGACCGTCAGCATCTTCAAAAAAAACTTTATGTTCAGCACCAAACATGTAAAGCTCAACTTTTTTTGGAACAACGTCATTTTGTTCACAGTGTTCCTTTAGTCTAAACCAAGCGTTTTCATGGTCTGGCCTATCGTAGTCGCCATACACAATGGTGTTATCTGTTAATGTTATCTTCCAGCTAATCATCAAATCTCGATGACATAGCTCTTTCATATATCCATCAAAATTAGTACAAATCATTATTCTTTAATCTTATGAATGCATTTAGTGTATCGTTCTGGGCTTTGACCGCTTTTTCTTTTTCTTTTGCTTTCATCTGCGGCCATCGAAGCCGTTTCAGTCATTACAGTAACTCCTCGTTCCTCATTTTTTGCATAGAGATTAGACGCAGTTGGTCCGTCATCATTTTTTGTATTCGTAGTCACCGCAGACGGTAAAGTTTTTGCAAATTTTTCTACAACAGAGCTAGATCTAGAGATCGACTCTGCTAGTTCATCTATAGTGTTTAATTTTATATTTTTTTGAATAAACGCTTTTTCTTTTTTGGACAGCGGTCCTTTTTTAGTTTTCTTCATATCAATACTCCATTGCAAGCCTTCTGGCTTTAGTAAAATATAATCTGTTTTTGCACTTTAAATATTTTGTATAATTATCAAATGCTTTTTTTGAAACCTTCTTAAACTTCAACGACGCTAGCTTTTTGTTGGTATATCCAAAGTCTATCTCATAAGGGTCG